TATGCCGACACTCCAGAGGCTTTATTGGACGTTCTAGCAGGGTTTGCCGCTGAAACTTACGTTAACCATTATTGCAACGGAAGCCCGTACACCTTGGTTGAAACTCAAGATGATGGTTCTGAAAAGTGGTACGCCCCTGACGGCACCCCTGTTTTAAGCGCGGCTGACATTGCGGCCCAGATCAAGAAAATGGACTCGTTTAGAAACGCCGGCGTAGTCCCCGTTACTCAACTTGGAACCTGACAATGGACGCCCCTGTTTCCAACATGGCTTGTGTTAGCAACTTGTGGTTGCGGCAGATGCATTTTTTGAAAGCCGGCGACCAAAACGAGGGGCATTCTCACAACTTTGACCACATGACGCTTTTGGCCCATGGAAGCGTAGAGGTTGACGTTGAGGGCAACAAAACTACGTTTTCCGCCCCCCACATGATTTATATTGCCAAGGGCAAACGGCACTTTTTGACCGCGTTGCAAGACGGCACAATTGCTTACTGCGTTCATGCCCTGCGCACGGGCGAACGCGAAGAAGATATCTTAGACCCGGCCATGATCCCCGCCGGGGTTGATAATCCACAAATTCTGGCCCAACCTTTGTAAAAACTGGTTGACTGCTTGAAATGAATACAAAAGGGTATTAAGATAAAACCGTACCGGTGCGGTTCACCGGGGAATCTCAGGATTCAACAAATGTCAGAAGAAACCTTAGCGGAAGTTGACTCCGCGCCGGCACCAGAAGCAACGGCTGCTCCTGAAGTGCCTGAAAATGCGCCGGAAGCAGTAGTCGAGAATCAAACCGAGCAGGTCGAGGAGAAGAAATACTCCCAGGCTGAAATCGACGCGATGATCGGCAAACGACTTGCAAGAGAGCAACGTAAGTGGGAAAGAGAACAAGCACAGCGGGCTGCGGAAGCGCAGATCGTCAAAGCGCCTGCGGCAACATCTGTCGAGCAGTTTGAAAGCCCTGAAGCCTATGCGGAAGCGTTGGCCTATCAGAAAGCTGAAGAGTTGCTCGCCAAGCGTGAGGCCGCAAAGCAACAGTCGCAAGCTCTTGAAAGCTACCACGAGCGTGAAGAAGAGGCGAGGGGAAAGTACGACGATTTTGAACAAGTCGCCTACAACCCGAAACTTCCAATTACGGACGTGATGGCAGAAACGATCCGCGCTTCGGACATTGGCCCTGATGTAGCCTACTACCTCGGTTCCAACCCCAAAGACGCAGACCGAATTGCCCGTTTATCGCCGCTTTTGCAGGCCAAGGAAATCGGGAAGATTGAGGCCAAACTGGCTTCCGATCCGCCCATAAGGAAAACAACGTCAGCGCCGGCACCGATTAAGCCTGTCGCTGCTCGATCCTCCGGGGTCGGCACTTATGACACGACTGATCCTCGGTCTACCAAGACCATGACGGATTCACAATGGATTGAGGCCGAAAGAGCACGACAGATTAAAAAACTGCAAGCGCAGATGAACCGCTAATTTTTTTGAAAGGACTTTGTTGTGTCTAATAGCATCTTAACCATTGACATGATCACCCGGAAGGCTCTGGAAATCCTAGAGAACAACCTGGTGCTCACCCGTAACGTGAACCGTCAGTACGACGACAGCTTTGCTGTTGAAGGTGCCAAGATTGGTTCGACCTTGCGTATCCGCCTGCCGGATCGCGCCCTGGTGACCGACGGTGCCGCCCTGCAAGTTCAGGACGACAACGAACAATTCACCACCCTGACGGTTGCCTCGCAAAAGCATATCGGCGTGAACTTCACCTCTGCCGAATTGACGATGCAGTTGGACGACTTCGCAGAGCGTGTTCTGAAGCCTCGTATCAGCCAGTTGGCCTCCAGCATTGACGCTGACGTTGCTAACGCGTACAAAACCATCGGTAACTCCGTTGGTACGCCCGGCACCACGCCCAGCACCTCGCTGGTTCTGTTGCAAGCCCAACAGAAGCTGAACGAGAACGCCGCGGTGATGTCGCCCCGTTATGCCACCGTCAACCCCGCCGCTAACGCTGGTTTGGTTGAAGGCATGAAGGGTCTGTTCAACCCCACGGACACCATCAGCAAGCAGTTCAAGAACGGCATGATGGGCACCGGCGTGTTGGGCTACGACGAGATCAACATGTCTCAGTCGATCAAGCAACACTTGACCGGCACTCGTGACGCTTCTGCTTCCACGACTGTGGGCGCTACCGTTACGTCTGAAGGCGCTACGACGATCACGCTTTCGCAAGGCGCTGTGACCACCACCATCAACGCTGGTGACGTGTTTACCGTGGCTGACTGCTACGCCGTGAACCCGCAAACGCGTGAGTCCACCGGCTCGCTGTTCCAGTTCGTTGCTTTGGCTAACGCTACCGCTGTGGCCGGCACCTGGACGGTGACTGTTGCTCCGATGTACTCGGCTAGCAACGCATTGGCCACCGTGAACGCGCTGCCGGTGTCTGGCAAAGCTGTGACCTTCTTGGGCGCGGCCAATAGCCAATACGCTCAGAACCTGGTGTATCACAAGGACGCCATCACCTTTGCAACGGCTGACCTGCTGTTGCCCCAGGGTGTGGACATGGCGGCTCGTGCTGTTCACAACGGCATCAGTTTGCGTGTTGTCCGCCAGTACGATATCAACAATGACCGTATGCCTTGCCGTATTGACGTTCTGTACGGCTACAGCACGATCCGCCCGCAAATGGCTGCTCGTATCTGGGGCTAATCAGTAACTTATTGAAAGGAAAATATCATGGCTCTCCCTAACGGCGCAGGCGGCTACCAAGTTGGCGCAGGTAACCGTCAAGAAACTATCATGGGTGCAATGGCTGCACCTCAGACCGCAACCGCAACCGCAACTCTGACCGCCGCACAAGTGGTCAATCAGATGTTGGTGGCTAACCCCAGCAGCACCGCGGCTGTCTACACTCTGCCGACCGCTGCTTTGATCGAAGCCGCTGTTCCCAACGCAACCGTTGGTAGCACGTTTGATTTGAGCATTGTCAACATCGGCACGGGCGCTGGCACCGTGACGTTGGCAACCGCCACCGGCATCACCGATGGCGGCAACGCTTTCACCGCTACGGCCATCACGTCTAGCGCATTGTTCCGGTTCCGCAAGACCGGCGACAACGCTTATACCGTGTACAAACTGGCTTAAACCTGAATGGGGGCTTCGGCCCCCTTTCTTAAAGGAACCACTATGCCAAATACCCAAGCAGTTGGTGTCGCGTATGCCGACCCCGAATTTACTACCTGCTACGCTAGCCAAGAACTTGGCTATTCAGCGGCAGCGCAAGGTCTTGTTACTCAACTGACCAGTAAATCGACCGCCGTGACCTTGAACAAGTCATCTGGCCGAATTACCCTGAACGCCGCATCTTTGGGTGCCAATAGTGCTGAATCGTTTACTTTAAACAACAGTTCTATTTCAGCCAACGACACAATCATTGTTTGCGTTTCAGGCGGGGGCACTTCTGGGGCTTACACAACTTATATCTCTAGCCTGGCAACAGGTTCTGCGGTAATCACGTTGCGTAACTTTACTGGCGGCGCTTTGGCCGAAGCGGTAATTATCAACTTCGCCGTTATCCACGGCGCTAGCTAAAAAGAGGGGGGCCAAAAGCCCCCCTTCTAACTATGCACATTTATCTCAAACACCCGGTTCACGGCACCAAGATCGCTACCATGGAAGCCGAAGCAGACCAAGATGAAAAAAACGGTTGGGAACGATACAATCCAGACATGCCGTTGCAAGAACCCGAAGAATCGGTCAACACTCTTGTGGTAAAACGTCGGCGTAAAGTTGCTGAAGAGGTTTAATCATGGCTACATATTCCGCCGGTGACCAGATCAATCGGGCATTGCGTCTGCTTGGCGTATTGGCGGAAAGTGAAACGCCGTCAGCGGCGGTGTCTGAAGACGCTTTGATGGCGCTCAATCAGATGATTGACTCGTGGAACACCGAGCGCCTGTCTGTGTTTTGCACGATTGATCAGATCGCTAATTGGCCGGTTGGTTCTATTGAAGAAACCCTCGGCCCCACCGGCTCTTTGGTGCGCTTAAACGGCACAGCCATTCGTCCTATTTTGATGGACGACGCTACCTATTTCAAAGACCCTAGCACGGGCGTATCCTACGGCATCAAGCTGATTAACCAACAGCAATACAACGGGATTGCCGTTAAAACGGTGACCTCGACATATCCGCAGGTAATGTTTGTTAACAACACCTACCCGGATTTCACAATCAACATATACCCGCGCCCCACGCGTTTGCTAGAGTTCCATTTTGTTAGCGTGCAAGAGATCAGTCAGCCCGCAACGCTATCAACTAACCTTTTGTTCCCGCCGGGCTATTTGCGGGCGTTTACATACAACTTGGCCATGGAAATTGCGCCTGAGTATGGCGTTGAGCCGAGTCCCCAGGTTCAGCGTATTGCCATGACCAGCAAACGCAACTTGAAGCGCATCAACAACCCTGACGACGTAATGGCGCTACCGTATGCGATTGTGGCCACCCGTCAGCGTTTCAACATTTACGCCGGTAACTACTAATCATGCATACGCCGATTCTTGGTTCGGCCTATGTTGCTCGTAGCGTTAACGCTGCGGCCAACCGCATGGTCAACATGTATCCCGAAATCATTCCCGAGGCGGGGAAGATGCCGGCTTATCTCAACCGCGCCCCTGGCCTGCGTTTGTTGGCCACGGTGGGCACCGGCCCAATTCGCGGCGTTCGCACGTTGGGCGCTAACCTATATGTGGTTTCTGGCCGTTACCTGTATAAGGTTGATTCGTCATACACCATCACA